TGCTCCTCCTGTTTCGTCCGGCGTAGGCTCATTTGCTTTAACTTCCCTTTCTGCCATAGCTAGGGCGGCTTTACGTGAAATGCCACGCTTTTGTAAGCGCTCGGCAATAGCTTTAACTTGTTCAGTGGGCGCAACGGGTTGCGCAACGGTAGGCGCAACGGGGGGTGCGGGGGTTGCGGTCTTATCAAAAGCAGCTACATCAAATGTAGGTTCAACTCGTTCTTGCTCGGGTGTTACAACTTGTTGTTGGGGGGTCGCGGGTGTTGACGTAACCGGCGCAACGTTTACTTTTGGTTTACCTGCACGACCAGAGGCAGCTATAGCTGCACCGGGAACAGTACCAGCCGCAGTTTCTACAGCTTCTTTTCCAAGCCCTTCAATTAAAGACTGCTTATCGTCAAAGATGCGTTGTGTAACATTAGCTGCAAAAGATGGGACTAGAGTTTCAGCTTGTTCGCCGAGCACTTCAGCGCCAGCACGAGCGACTCTTTCTCTTGCACCACCGGTAATAGACTTACCGGCAAGAGTTTTTTCAAGACCTGTTGAGCCAGATACTCCACCAATAATCAACCCAAGGAACTGAGTCGGCATAGCAAACAATGGAGCCAGCATATTAACTGCGTCTTTATGAGACATACCAGTATTGCGTAGCTCTTGGTACGCGCTACTATTGCTCCAGTTTTCTGGGCTCATCTGGCTAAGCTTTTGTGCAGTGCTTTGAGCAGCTTCTCCAGCAACAGACAAAGCATTTACTGCCGTCATTGCCTTTTGACCCAAGCCAAGCAAGCTCATGCCTACAGTTGGGATCATAGAACCAGCGCCCTGAGCAACTATGTCTGCACCGGCAGGGCTAAACATACTAGTAAACGCAGCCCGTGCTCCGCCTACTTCGCCTTGATTAGCGGTTACGTTTTTAATAAATGCTTCGCGCTCGGCTGCTTGGCTTTGCAGATAAGGGGACTTAGCCCTTTGCCCAGCTTGAGTAGCTTCTTCATAAAACCTAGCAACTGGGTTATCCCCAGCATTAATAACTGAAGCAATAGTTTTAGGCACACCAACAGCACCCTGCAGCACACCAATTGTTGTGTCTAGCGCGGCCTGTCCAGCGGTTCTTTCAAGTTGTTCTTTTGGTGTAGCTTGTACGTATTGGGTACGTCTCGGCGGTTTTGTAGAAGCTTCTGCATACGCACGGCGTGATAACCGATTGGCTTCTGCGGCGTCAAACTTAGGCTCAAACGGCTGGGTATCAAACACACTGCCCGTGTAGGTTTTCCGCTCCCTGTTGGGCTGAGCCATGATTGCCTCAGCACCAGTTCCCATTGCATCACCGGAGTCATACTCGGTTTCTGACGCAGGGGCAGGGGCGGATTTACCCTCGGCGAGTAAATTTTGGACGGTGGTGTCAATTACCGTTGGGTTTGTGCCATCGGGGAATCTAAGAACTCTTCCATCTGCGAGTTTTGCCTCGATTGCCATAAGACCCCTTTACTTAATTCGCTTGCCGTTTGCATCATAGTTTAATACAGTCCCGGGCTTAGCGGTAGGGGTAACAGCACCACCTTCATCATCATCAAACACACCTCGTAAGGCATCTTGTCGCAAGGCTTCTTTTTTAGCAGCCCTAACTGCGTCTATGGTGCCGTCTGCTTTAGCTTTTCTAGCTTCTCCGCCACCTTCCCATACGTCCATTTGCTTCATTACAGCAGAGTTTTGTTTTGCTGTAAGCGCTGCCGCTGCTCTAGGAGCCGCAGTTGGGCCTTCTTTGCCCATACCAATAATTTCTTTACGACCTGCAATTTTCTTTTCCAAAATTGCAATTTGTGGATCGTTAGGATTATTAGCCTTCATCTCAATGAGCTTGTCGTTCATAGCAGCCGTTACGCGATCTAAAGGTTGCTCTTTAGCTTCCCCAGAACCAGCGCCTTTACCAGCCGGTTTATTGAACCTACCCATATCGGTAGCCAGTCTACCCAGTGCTTTATCTCTTTCAAGTTCCGATTTGTTGTAGTCGGCTATAGATTTGCGTTTATTTTCTACAGCGGCTGTTGCAGCGCGAGAGTTACCCGAACGCTCTTTACGTTCAGCATCAGAGATAGCAAATTCCATATTAGCCATTGAACGCTTAGCCGCTTGGTCTGCGCGTTGGGCCGCGCCATAGGATTTGGCAAACTGCGCCCCGCCTTTTGCAAGACCACGGAAAGCGTTGTTACCTTCTAAAACTGCAGAAGCGGCTTCTAATAAAGCTTCGCCTTGCGCTATATTTAAGTTACCCGCACGTTCATTTTTTTGTTGCGCTAGGTCTTCACGCATAGCAGCGTACGGGCTTGGGCCAGCGGCTTTAGTAATTTTTCCCAGCTCAGTTGCGTATAGTTCGTTAGCTTCTTGAGGAGTTAAATCCCTTGCGCTACGACTTGCAATACGACGAGCAGCAGCCAAAGCCAGTTTATTAGCAGCCGCAAATCCAGCAGGACTACCTTCTCCGGCTTCTATTTCGTCAAGCGTAGCTAAGTAGTCGTCTTGTTCTTCTCCACCAGCACCTTCAGTGTTGCTGGCAAAAGGGTCGGCGCTAACTGCTGGGGCGTAGTCGGCAAGAGGATTAGCACTAACTGCGGGTACTACCATACCTTCACCGCTATTTAAACCACCCGATTGGAACGCAACAATACCGCCCTCGGCGTAATCTTCTTCGGGTGTGTACATACCGGCTAAACCACCGGAAGCTGCTTGCATAACAGGCTGTGGCATTGGGGCACGTTGTTGTGGGGGCATACCCTGACCACCCATTGCGCCGGGCACCATTGCGCCTAGACCTTGCTGCATAGGATTAGGGGCTAAATTTTGAGCAACAATAGAAGGGGCAGAAGTTGGCTGTTGCGCTTTACCTGCCATGTCCATCATGTCGGCTTCTTTAACCAAACGCAGTGCGTTTAATGCAGTGTAAGAATCTAACTTGGGGTCAGGGCTTTGGCCCATTACCGCAGCACGAAGCATGTCAGGTTGTTTTCTATACCGTTCGGCATAGACAGATGCCATATCAATTGCCATGATATTTCCTTAGACCAAGTTGTTCAAAGCAAGTGCGCCAAGACCGCCACCATTAGACATAGCCACACCACCATTAGCACCACCCCAGAGCTTGCTAACACCAGCCGCGCCGAGACCTAACGAAGCAATGTTTTGCACAGTAGAAGGAGGAGCTTGATAGACAGAAGAGCCAGTCTGAGTCAACGGTACGCCACGAATAATGTCGGACATAAAACCGAGTTGTTTGTATGGGTAGTTTTGGTAATTTTGGAAATCACCGTACTTAGTATCAAGGTCTTTTTGTACCTGTGCTTGTTGCTGCAGGCCGTATTGATTCTGCAGTGCGTTAACGCCCATGTTCTGCTGGTACTGCTGATTACCCAAACTACCAAGCGCATTTGCGCTAGTCAGTGCTGTTTGTAAACCTTGAAGACCAAGACCCGCACCAAACTGACCTTGCTGTGCGTTTAGTTGTGCACCGGCCAAGTTCTGAGCTTGTGATTGATTAAATTGCTGCTGTGCGTTTTGAAAAGCGTTTTGCAACCCAGTAGCTTGAATATCACCTTTTTGACGAGCCAAGTTACCCGCTGCTTGGGAACGCATTAAGTAATCACCGCTGCCACCAAACGCACCTGCACGGGCAGCTTGAGCGCCTTGACCTTGTGCTGCAATATCAGCTTGGCGTTGAGCATCGGCTTGTTGACGCTCGACAACGTTGTTCATGTACGGAGACATGTATGCTTGGACGTTGTTCCCTGTAAACTGTTGTGCTTCGTATGGGTTAAACGTGTATTGGGTGTTTAGTGCGCCGAGACCAGCTTGGCCAGCCATAGCAGTTGCATCTTGCAACTGGGGCGAAGTCTGCATTAACGCAGCGTTTTCATACGACTGTTGTTGTAAAGGGGAGAACTGAGCATTGCGCTCCCCTTGGTACTGCATGTAAGGATTAGTTGAAGTATCAGTTAACGACTGCGCTTGCCCTAGTAGCTGTTCCGCATAGGGTGCAATCTGGGGCGCAAAGCCCGTTTGATATTCTGTTATCGAGGATGGTGTTGTAGCCATGTCTATTCCTTACGCTGGAAGATATTTGTCGGCACGGCTGTTGTTAGCCACTTTGCCTTTACCGATTGAACCTTTACGGGCGGCTTGAACTCTGTCCATCATCGCATAGAGCTTGCGTGCGCCAGCTTCTGTTGAGCCATTGCCCAACTCAGACACAATACGTGCAGGTACTACGAATTCACCGTCAGCAAGTCGTGCAGGTTGTTTGTTACCAATAGTTGCAGGGATAGAATCAGACACACCATCACCGGGGCCTTTTAATAAGCGACCGCCATCAGAGTAACCGCCAAGGTTAAATTGAGCAGCACCGCCATCTGCGTAGACCTGTGGAGCACGTGAAGTAAATTTGCCAGTCGACTTTGAGAAGAATGGTTGATGCGTAGTACCACCGCGAGCCATAGTTAAAGCAGCTAGACCGCCTCCGGCTTGACCACCTGTACCAGAAGAACTTTCTGAAGAAGCATCGCCGGTAGCTGTGCTTGTGTCGGCGGGTGTGCCAGACTTAAACATCTTTTGTATCTCAGTAATTGGCATGCCCGTAGCTGCAGCAATTTGCTCAACCGACAAGTTGTTTGTCTTAGCCCATGTGTAGAAATCAGCGGCGGATGGTTTAGTTGCCATCTGAGTAATGACGTCTTTATTAGTGACGTTATACGTTTTCTTACCGTCTTTATCGTACGTGGGAATAGCGTAGTCAGGATTGATCTTGTACTGCTTAGTCGCGGGATCAAACAAGTACATCTTCTTAGACACGTTTGCAGGCATACCCAAAACCGACTCGGCATAGGGCTTCATCACTTGGCCAGTAGGTGTGTACGGTGTAGGTGAGTATGGAGTTTTGCCCATCAAGTAATCGTACGATTGCTTAGAACCACCGGTTAACTTGTTGTATTTAGTATTAAAGTCTTCAATAGTTTTGGGCGCATAAGGGGTATAGCCCAAGTTACCACCACCAGCGGTGTACGCGCTCTTGACTGCCTCCATACCCGGAAACCCGCCGTATGGACGACCGGGGATATTAGGTACGGCAGTTCGTGTATCGTCAGGATTAGTAATAATGTCGCCGGGAGTGGCAACAGATACAGTATTGCCTTTATAGTCCACGCCTGTCTTGTCGCCGGAACCGTAGTTACCAAACGCGCCATTGTCATAGGTAGTTGCATTAGGTAGTTGTACAGCACCGGGAACTACACTTACAAATGGATCAGGCAAAACTTTAGTATCCGGCGAAACTACTGTTTTAGTATCAGGAAATAGTTCAGTCAAGGTTTTACCTGTTGCTGCTTTTAAATCACCAGCGCTCAAGCCAATACGGTTCATTTCGGCTATTGCGGCTCTGCGAGCTTCTTGGCCGGTCATATCTCCAGAAGCTATTTGGTTTTGCAACCCTTGGGCAGCATAGTTAATGTTGGAATACAGACCTTCTAAACCACCTTTATCCCCGGGTTGTGCGCCGGGGGTGTAGCCAATGTCTGTATAAAAGTCTGTGCCCTTAATACCACCGGTATCGTTTAGTTCATGCGTAAGTGCATACTGCGCAGCAGGCGACATGCCCGAACTTTGAAGCGCGTTGGCTAGTGGTTGGTTCTGTAAACCTACATCTTTAGTAGCCGCCAAGAACTCTGACGCATCTGTAGTAGGTGTAGCTACTGCTTTAGCAAAGCGAGTTTGGTAGTCGGCAAGTTGGTTCTGTGTACCCGTAGCGTTAGCCACCATCTCAGGCGTCCAATCTTTGGCTTGCATTTGTGCGGCAATATCGGCATCGCTCTTACCTTGGTTGGTTTTAAACCAATCAAAAATCTCACCCCCGGGCGCATAACCAGCAATGCCGCCTTTGGCCATTTTCATAACGCCGCCGCCGTCATGTGCGTAGTTAAACATACCACCTGTGTTTTCCATGCCATCTAAGTTACGACGGGACATGGGCGAGTTTGCGCTCTCATCAAAACCCATGACACCACCATCAGCGGCTTTCTTTACTTGGGCTTCATAGGGATTACCCGCAGTATATGTACCGCTGTATGGGTCGTAGAAAGAAGGGCTAATTTGGCCGGAGCGGGTTGTAGTTTGTGGTAGATTAGATTTAACGGCTTGATCTGCAAGAATAGGAGCAGCGGCAGCGGCCATGTATTTAAAGTTATCTTTGGTAAGCAAGCTAGAAGGGTTTGCTTTAGCTGCATCAAAACCCCGAGATATTTTGTCAAATGGTGATGCTGCTTCTACAGCACCGGTAGCAGTTTGGCTGGCCGCAGCTTGACCAACCGCATCTGCACCTGCAGTGGCCCCCGCCCCACCAAATGCACCGGACATGCTTTCAAGGCCGGAAAGCTCTGTAGCTTGTTGGGCGGCTAAAAGATTTGCATCCGCCCCTAAAGCGCTACTTCCCGCCGCACTCATACCTGCGCCCAAACCAGCACCGCCATAAGCACCAAGACCCGCGCTGATACCTTTACCTAAATCACCTGTACGAGCAGTTTGTACTGCGCCAACACCAAGACCAACTTGCCATGCAGGTAAACCCGTAGCTGCAGTAACAGCAAAACCAATAATTGCTGGAAGTAACTTATCCAAGAAGCCAGCTTCAGGAAGCCCAGTCTCAGGATTGATAGTCAGTGAGCCGCCATGTTTCATGGCCAAAGCTTGTAGCCCCTGCACTTCACGTGGGGACATGTGGATAAGCATCGAATCAGGGCCGCGACCCTTGGATGCCATGTGGTCGGCTAATACTGCAAGGCTCATGTTAGACCTTTATCTTTAAAGCATTTCCTGCTGTTGTGTCACGGTAAACATCCCCTACCCGGAGATTAGCTAAATCAAGCTGAGTTGGCAAGAGATTTACATCTAAATTAAGACCCGACCCCGCTAAAGGCCCCGGGGTACTCAATTGATTAAAATACAGACGCAAAACGTTGGTTAGTTTGTCCATGTACTGACGTTCGTATTCTAACGGAGCCAGCGGTAAATTGGGAGCAGTTACGTTGGTTTGCGACATGCTTATCTTCTTCCGTCAGGGCGAATATCTATACGCGGAGCGCCAAGCTGCCAAGCCGTGTTAAGTTGGTTTGACCCAACTTTAAAGATCATCTGCCGCCCACGCATCCGAGTGTAAATCTGCCCCGTGAATTCTTCGGTAATGTCGTATGCACTACTACTAGATACCGGTTGGCTTGCGCTACTTGTTCTACCAGAGCCTGAATTGGTTAAGCCGTATAGTGTCATGGTTACTACAGGCACAGCACCGCTTGGAGCGTTAGAAGAGTCACCAAAAGTTAAATCCGGTAAGACACGCCAGACAAAACCAAAATTGTGGCCATCACCAATATCAAACTCAGACGAACTAATATAAGCATCAATTGGCAAAGTTGTAGCTGTTGCACTGTCATTCAACCCATTCTCGTGGTAAAGCGCGTAGCTTGTCCCTGCTGTACTGTCGTAGATTGTGGCCATTGGATAAGTACGTAAGCCCGAATCAAGCCAAGCAGTACGGCTCATTGTTCCGTAATACCAAACTTTCTCAAGATAGTTATACACCACATATCTATCAATTTCGGTGCTATTGCCAGATGGGTAGAACCACCAGACTTCGTTAAAGCCCTCGTTCGTGCCGCACATTACTTGAGAAATCTGGTTTTGATTTAAATCTTGGAACACATAGCGGCGCAGATCGCAATTGAGTGTTTGCACGCGACCATCGTAGGCATAAAACTTATCCACACCCATCCAGTAAATAATACCGGACGCAATGATTGCAGAGTTTTGGCTTGCTATTGAAATGTTGTCACCAAGCAGTTGAGGAGCCCAAACATAAGGGGGGCCAAGATACTGCAGTGAATAAACACTTGAGTCAGTAAATACCACAATCTCTTGGCGGGTCTGCACTGTTGTAATGATCTGTGAGCCATGGGATAGCCGGGTAAACCCTGCCTGATTAGTCGGATCGGGCGTCCAGTTGTAAGGATCATTTTGCCCCGACCAGCGAATCAGCATGGGATCAAGCGTGCTAGAGCCGTAATCGTTTGTGCCAAACACAATAATAAAACGAGACGAGTCAGACACAGTCAACGTATTCTGAACAATAGGGCAGTCAACAATTTTAGATACAGCGCCCGTACCTGTAGAAGATGTATTAATTAACGCACCCGCCGCATTCAGCAATTTGAACGTCAACCCAACCACTTGGGTTACGTAATACGTTACACCTGCAGTAATACCAGTCGGCAAAGAAGCACCGGAGAACTGAAGCGCTGCGGCTTCTGTATATGCAATCGTAGAAGTAACAACTGTTGGCGATGCGTTTGTAAATGAAACTGTGCCGCCAAGGGTGTTAAGTGCTACGCCTCGGCTGTTAACTGTACCTCCGGCATCCCAATAATAGATACCGCCACCACGAGGGCCAAACACAAGGTCTTCGCCGTAGTTAATCTGACTCCACAAACGCAAGGGGAACACCGTTGCTGCGCCTGTACCCCAAGGCCCAGAACCCCATGTACCGCCACCCCAACCTGTAACAGGAACAGCAAAAGGTGCGCCAACGTTAATTTGGTAAGCAGCTACAACCGCCGAACCGCCATAAGCACCCGCAGCCAACGCGGTTGCCGTCGTGATGTTGTATGTGTTTAGGCCAGTAACCGTAACTTGATACTCGGCATTAAAGATAGTAGCGTAGGTGCCAGTAGCGCCGCTAAAGGTTACAAAGTCTCCGGTTACGCACCCGTGCGCGGTATCAGCAACAGCCACAGTCGTAGTGCCATTTGCGGTAAATGGGTTTGTGCCAAGGGTAGCGGTTTCGCGGATGGGGGTGATGTCATAAAACACACCACCTTTTTCAATATAAAACTTTAAGTTTGTACCAAGGCCAAGAAGGTTAGGGCCATTAAGCAAAATCCAATTCCAGAGCGACCGGCAAACGCCTAGAAACGTATTTGTAGAAAGCCTTGTCCAACCGCCAATAACTTCTGGAGTACCTTGACGGAAACGAACCTTGTCGCACTCATACCAGCCGCCTTCGTTGGTATAGCGTGTATTCTCCCGGTTGACGCCCGGCTTAAACAGAACTTTTTGTAATGGCATCGGTCAATCCAGTAGGGCGCACTCAGCAGTGCGGCGTTTTAACAAGCCCGGCAACACCTTGCCGCCACCTTTAGTCCAGAGCATCAGTTGTTCTTTTGCACCTTCCCAATCATTGGCGTTGATTTTCCTCTTTAATGTGCTTGTTTGCAAGCGCCCCGTCCCAAGGTTGTAACAGAAATCTACTATGGCATTGCATTTACGAACGTCTGTAATCAAGCCGGGGCAGTTACGTAGCACACCGGGCAAGTATGTATGTTCTAACTCAATCATCAAAAGCGCCCGTGCCGTGGGTTCATCCATCGGCGGGTCTTCTAAAGTTACCTTGCGCTTGTCTGCGTAGTAGGTAGACCCGTAGCCAATCGTGGCTACGCCAGCCGGACAAAGGTAGGGTTTGGCCCGATACCCTTCATACCGGCGGCACAGTTCAGCGGCTAGTTCTAGGTTCATATTCCACGCTGTTTGAGAGTGCGGTCGAGGAACCAATAGTTAATTGTTCCTGACAGAAGGGCTGAGAAGTCAGGGGTCATCATGGTTTTAAACACTTCAGTAGCGGGAGCACCGGCAAGCCATGCGTTCCATGCAAACCATACGTGGATGAATGACCAAACAAACAAAACCCAATATGTGACCACGGGACGCACTGATGCTGACAGACTAGCCACCCAACCGCCTGCGGCTTTGACCATTTCGGCTTGCTGAGTGATGGCGTTGTTAAACGCATCCATAACACCTACGTCCATAGCGGCTTCCCGCTGTGCGCCTATTTCTGCAAGTTTTTGCTGACCACGCAGTTGCTCTAGTTCGCACTGACGGGAGAACATCAATAGCTCATGGGCACGTTCATTCTTCTTGTCAAAGAACTTCAAGACTTCAGGAGCCATGCGGAACAAGCCGCCAAAGATGGAGCCTAACAAGCCCCCGGATAGAACTTCAAACATAATTATTCTCCACAGTGTTTACATTTGTGATGACTGTCTCCGTGCGAGAGCTTTACCCCCGCCAAGAGGCCAATAAATCCCCCGATGATTGTCTGAAACGCCGGGTGGAGCATACTGAAGATCTCTGCATTGTCCACTTCCTTGGCCCAAAGGCCGAGCAGGAACGCAACCACCATACCCAGCACGGACAAGCAAAGGGTAGCGGCTACCATCAGGGTTACAGAGTACGTCAATTTACCTACTACGTCCGGGTTCTCGTTCATACAAGTATGTCCACTTTGCGGTTTGTAAAAATCTCAAGGCTAAGTTGATTGCGTTCAGCTTTCTTTACGTACAACTCAAACTCAAGGGCTTCAATTTTTATATCAACTTTTTTCATCTTCAGCGCCTGCTTATAGTCTTCGGTCAGACGTTCAGCCCTGCGCTCAAGCGCGTCTGTCCTGTTGGGTTCTCCTCCGGGTTGAACCATCGGATACCATTTGTACAAGGGCGGAATCATTTCTTTTCACGTTTAACCGCTTCTTCATAACCATGCAAAATTAACGCTCGGGTCTCCGCCGAATCTGCCGTGCCTGCCCACATAGGCAGGTTGTTCCATATCACTACGTAATCTTCGGATTTGCAGTGGGATGCGTTGTTCTTGAGCCAAGCAATCATTTGCTGATGGCGTTCGGATGGGTTGTGGATTGTGTAGCCTATTCCATAGAACTCGCGCACATGACAGCCATTCTTGGCTACGGCTCCAACTAGCCCCAACAGCAATAACAGTAGGAGCCATCGCATACATAATTATGTTAACGGTATAGTTTCTTCAACGTAGTCGGGACGTACAGGCCACACAATTTCATGTGGAAATCCCGGCTGAGTAGGCAAATCTCGCAAAGCTTGACGGTATATCAGCCATGCCTGTTTGTCTACAGTGCAATCAGGTGTCTGCGTCCAATCAGAGCTTTGCAGCCCTGCGTCACGGCGTAGCCGAGCTAACTTTTCGGTGGCATTCATAATAAACCTCTATCAGTAGTTGTATGTTTGCGTTGCTTTAACATACATGGGGGAATACGTTGTGCCGGTAGGCCCCGGGCCTGACGGGAATGGCACGCCGCGAAGCAGTGTCCAAGAACCGGAATTGGGGTCTGTACTTGTGTTTGTGTATAACAGGCCGCCTTTGGAGATTATCCAAAAGCCTAGTGTGGGGTTCCACGCAACCCCATCTACATACCTATTTGTATATGCAAATGAACTCATGTTGGTTAAAACTTGCCATGAAGTTCCCGAACCCATGGCTTTGCTTTGAATTCTATTATAGTTATTGCTGTTGGTACCAAGCCAATATGAGCCATTCCAAGCCATCTGCTGCCAATACTGACTAGCGGCAGTGCCGTCCACATTATTACCAAAGTTATAATTATTCCAACTACCACCCATATTTGTAGAGTACAAAACTCCTTTATTATATGAATAGCACATTATCTCTGCTGCCATTCCAATGACTCGAGACGTTTGATTGTAATTGCCCATGTAATATTCGGAAAAAGAACCTGCATCGTTATTTCCCGCACGAGAACATATAACCATTTGGCTTGAGCCGGAGTTTACAGCAGTAGCAAAAAACTGAGAAGTAGACTGCGTACCTGTATCAATAAATGCAGGTTGATTGTTAGAGTACCCGCCAATTGAAGGGTAGTAATCTGTGTATGTATTAGCGTCTGCGTTGTACGCATAGGCAGCAGTAAAGGTGCGTATAGGCGCTGTATACCAACCGTTGTTACTACTAATATATGTTGATACTTTTGCGCCTGTATAGTTATTAAACGCAGATACTTGTAAAGAAGAATTTATATAGCTTGCTGAATACTCAAATGGAACCCAGTTTATTCCATCTGTTGAATAAACATTCACAGAAGAAAAAGATGATCCACCATTCTGCTGTAACCTCAGTGTCATTACAAATCTGTTGGTGTAGAAATCATATTGCATCCTGCAACACTGACCATAATTGCCTGTGGCATTCCAATTGTAACCCGACTCTATGTAATTAATAAAGTACCCGCCGGGGGATGTCCATAAATTATTATTTATTTCAGGATTTTCAACAATGAGCGCCGGCGCGGTCGTGGAGATATTAGCCGATCCATACAATGACCCCGCGCCTGAACCATAAGCATATAAATTGTTAATTTGGTTCATCATTATTGTAGAACCGTTTGTTGCCAAATTTGGTGAGCCTGTAGCCGCAGTAGTCTGAATGGTTGCGTCAGGAAACTGTACGCCCGTTGATACAAGGGATGTTGCCATTTAAATACTCCTATTAAGGTGTGCCGTTAGCGACAACGTCGCTGATTGTTGTGAAGACGCCCGCACTTGTCATGCTTGCAATTGTAGTTGCGCCGTATTTAAAAACAAGCTTACCGCCTACTTCAGAGATACTGAAGTTTGTTGTTTGCAGTAGCGGTGCACTAGCCGCAGTGCCGGTCGTATTTTGATTTAACGTTGGGAATGTGCAATAGGTCAAAGTTCCTGATGAGGGAGTGCCCAAGGCCCCGCCACTAGCAATAAAGTTAGCACCGTTGGTCAGTTGGTTCGTATTGGTTACGTTTGTTGCGCCTGCTGCAATACCATCCAACTTG